AGTACAAGAATGAGGATGCTACTATTGCTTATCGTAATTACTGCATTAACGAAAAACACTACGCTAAGTGGGAACAAAATAGACCCAAGCCTAATTGGTGGACAACACAGGAGGTTGCATGAATTATATATACGAAAGGATGATGGCTGAAGGAGAGACAGCTATCTTTGACAAGAAAGACTTGCAGTTATTTGAAGAGTATGTAACTAATAACTATAAAGAATTTTATGAAAATAAAATAAGTTATGAAGTAGAAAAGAAAAATGCTAACGAATTTCTTGTAACGCTTTTTGATAATAGTTATATATCCTTAGAAGATATTCTTAGAGAAATTAAAGATTAGGGGTTGACAGATTTTCTGTCATCGTGTATAATGCATTTCGCAATAATGCCAAAACCAAAAGGAGAAAATATATGGCAATACAAGAAGGAATAGCCTACTGGGCTAGTGTAACAACACCTAATACTAAGTTTGAACCTGTGTATACAGTTGACTTAGTAGTAGATGATGAGGTGGCTAATGACTTTCAGAGTCGTGGTTTTAAAGTTAAAACTTTGACCGTGAATGATGAAGTGGTTGGTCGTTCTATTAACTTCAAGCGTAAGGTGAATGGACCTAATGGAATGGTTAGGAAAGCTCCTTTACTTCTTGATACTAACAAAGTTCCAATGGACGAGTTAGTTGGTAATGGCTCACGAGTTAAGATTCAGTATAACGAGTGGGAAGTTTCTAACAAGTTCGGAAACTTTAAAGGACTTGACTTTCAAGCTATGCAAGTTCTTGACTTAGTTCAATATAAGTCAGGCGATGGTGCAGAGTTTGAAGCTATTGAAGGTGGGGAGGAGTTTTAATGATTATCACTATTAAAAATGAAAGTGGTGAAAACGTATTCGACATCAATAAAATTAACGATGAGCAAAAGAAGCAGGAAGCTACTATAACTATACAAAAAGTAGGGACTTTGCAAGTCGTTATTGAAGCTTTAGACTTTGCTAGTCGCACCCATAGAGCTAACTTAGAACAGTTAATTTTAGAGTGTGATGAAGCAAAAGTTGAGTCAACCAATGAAATTAATGAGACTGAAACTGAGTAAGTCTATTTAATTATCTCCTAGCTAGGTGTCTATTAATTTAGATACCTAGCATTTTTAAGGGTCAAACTATGGAAAATAATTTACAGTTTATTAAATATCATCAACCGTGTCCATCCTGTGAAAGCAGTGATGCACTATCTATTAATAAAGATGGTTCAGCTAAATGTTTTAGTTGTGATGAGTTCTTTCCGAAGGGACTGGACAGTGTTCGTACAATTACAAATAATTTTGTAGAATCAACTATCAAAGAAACAGTTAGAGAACTCAACGCACATGGTGGAGTTTTTGCAAAACTTTCAGATAGAAATATATCTAAAGAAACAGCAGAGAAATATGGAGTTAAAGTTGTCTACGATAATGCAGGACAACTTGCTCAACATATTTATCCTTTATATATTAATAATGAATTGACTTCAAATAAAATTAGATATGTAAGAGATAAAAAGTTTTCTTATGATGTCACACCAAACGGTGTAGGTTTATTTGGGCAACAGTTATTTAAAGAAGGTGGTAAATACCTCACGATAGTTGAGGGAGAATGTGATGCAATGGCAGCCTATGAGTTACTAGGTAGCAAGTGGGCTGTCGTATCCATTATCAGAGGAGCAGCAGGTGCTGTTAAAGATATTAAAGAAAACTTAGAATATGTTGAAAGTTTTGATAATATCGTTATTTGTTTTGATAAAGATAAACAAGGACAGGAAGCTGCTAAGAAGGTAGCAACTATTCTTAAACCCGGCAAAGCAAAAATTGTTACATTACCAAATGGATATAAAGATGCTAATGATATGCTTATCAAGGGTAAATTCAAAGAGTTTACAAATGCTTGGTGGGATGCTAAGATTTATACTCCAAGTGGTATCATCCGTGTATCTGAAAAACAAAAAGCTTTTTTAAACAGAGAAAAGAAAGAGTCAGTACCTTATCCTTGGAGAGGTTTAAATGAAAAGCTTTACGGACTACGTCAGGGTGAGCTTGTAACTCTTACAGGTGGAACAGGACTTGGTAAGTCTAGTATTACACGGGAGTTAGAACACTGGCTTGTAAAAAATACCAATGACAACGTAGGCATTATAGCACTGGAAGAAGATTGGAGAAGAACTGTTGATGGTATTCTATCCATTGAAGCAAATGCAAGATTGTATGTTGACCAAGAAAGAGAAAAGTTTAGTGAAGATACTTTAATTAATATGTTTCAAAAAGTATTTTCAGATGATAAAGTTTTTATCCATGCTCACTTTGGAACAAATGAGATTGATGATATCTTTGCAAAGCTTAGATATCTTATTGTAGGTTGCGATTGTAAATGGGTGGTAGTAGACCACTTACATATGTTAGTTAGTGCCCTTGCCGAAGGTGATGAGAGACGAGCCATTGACAATATTATGACTAGACTTAGAAGTTTAGTTGAAGAGACTGGTGCAGGTCTTATTCTTGTGTCCCATCTTAGACGTGTCGATGGTAACAAAGGACATGAAAATGGTATTGAAGTCAGTCTCTCTCACCTCAGAGGGTCTAATAGTATTGGACAATTATCTGATTGTGTTATTGCACTTGAAAGAAATCAACAATCTGATGACCCTGATGAAGCTAGAACAACGAGACTACGTGTATTGAAATCAAGATACACTGGTGATGTTGGTATGGCTACTGCATTGATATATGATAAACAAACAGGAAGATTATCAGAACATTTTGATACTGAATTTAATCATATTGAAGATAACTTTACTGCATTTTAGGATAATATAATGGAATTAGTTTTTGATATTGAAACAGACGGACTTCTTTGGGAGTCTACTGTAAAAAATGAGGAGACTGGAGAGTTAGAAACCATGCCTCCTGCTTCTATCATTTGGTGTATTGTTGCAATAGATGAAGCTGATAATGTTTATTCATTTGAACCTAATCAAATTGACGAGGGCATTGAGTTTTTAAAGTCAGCCGATACTCTAGTTGGTCACAACATAATCGGATTTGATATCCCTGCTATAAATAAACTTATGCAGGTAAACCTCTATGACCATGCTGAAATTCTTGATACCTTGACCCTATCAAGATTGCTCCACCCAACACGAGAAGGTGGACACAGTTTGGAGAAGTGGGGATGGAAACTCAAATGCCCTAAGTCAAAGGCTCCTAGATTTACAGAGTTTAGTAAAGAAATGTTAGACTATTGTATTCAAGATGTACGTCTTAATAAAAAAGTCTTAGAAAAATTAAGACAAGATAGTATAGGCTTTAGTAAAGAATCTGTTTTAATTGAGCATGAGACTTGTAAAATATTACAGGACCAAGAATTGAATGGCTTTCTGTTTGACGAAAAGAATGCTACATTTTTATTAAGCTCTTTGAATCAACGTAAGAAAGAAGTTGAAGATGAAGTTCATGCAACATTCAAACCAAGATGGGTTGATGTTAAAGAGATAAAACCTAAATTAAAAAAAGATGGAACTCTATCTAAGTCAGGCTTAACTAAACTTGAATATGATGAAAGAGTTGAAACAAAAAATATTACTCCTTTTATTCGAAAAGAATTACAAGAATTTAATCTTGGAAGCAGAAAACAAATTGGAGAATACCTTACAGATTTTGGTTGGGTTCCTAAAAGATTTACACCAACAGGACAACCTATTGTTGATGAAGGAACTTTAAGTAAAATAACACATATTAAAGAAGCTCAGTTAATTGCTGAGTTTTTATTATTACAAAAAAGAGCTGCCCAAATTGAATCATGGATTGATGCAGTTAAAGAAGATGGGAGAGTTCACGGTTCTGTTATTTCAACAGGAACTATTACTGGTAGGATGGCTCATAGAAATCCTAACATGGCTCAAGTTCCTGCTGTTTACAGTCCATACGGAAAAGAATGCCGAGCTTGTTGGATTGTTCCTGAAGGTTACAATTTAGTAGGTGTTGATGCATCAGGATTAGAACTTAGAATGTTAGCACATTATATGGCTGACGAGGAGTATATAAATGAAATTATCAACGGAGATATTCACACAGCTAACCAAAAATTTGCTGGACTTAAATCAAGAGATGAGGCAAAGACTTTCATCTATGCCCTCATATACGGAGCAGGAGACGAGAAGATTGGAAGCATCATTGGAGGAAGTAGAACAGAAGGTAAGAAGTTGCGAGAACGCTTTCTTAGTAGTCTACCAACACTTGCAACTCTTAAAACTAGAGTTGACAGAGCATCTAGCAAAGGTTTCCTCAAAGGATTAGATGGAAGAAAAATATTTTTAAGACATAAACATGCAGCACTTAATACTTTGCTTCAAGGCGGTGGTGCCATTGTTATGAAAAAAGGTTTATCTCTTCTTAATGATAGACTTAAAAAAGTTAATATTGATTTTAAGTTTGTTGCAAATATCCACGATGAATGGCAGATTGAAGTTAGAGAATGTCAAGCGAATCGAGTAGGGCAACTAGCTGTTCAGAGTATTGTCGATGCCGGTACATACTTTGATATGCGTTGCCCTCTTGACGGAGAGTTTAGAATAGGGAGGAATTGGAGTGAGACACACTAATAAAATTCAACAAAGTTGGGAGATTAATCCATCATTATATATGACAAATGATGATGGCTCTTTTATCTTAAAAAAAGATGGAACACCAAAGAAAAAATCTGGAAGACCTTCTGGAAGTAGGATGTCTCTTTCCCAAAAAATAAAAAATATTAGAAAAAAAGAAAAAGAAATTCAAAGACTAATAGATTATGTTCAAGCTGAATCTTTAGAACTTCCTTTAAAGAAAAGAACAACATCAACCATTCCGTTTGGATATAAATTAAATATACAAACAAATGAACTAGAACCAATTCAATCAGAATTAGATTGTTTGAAAGAGGTAGAAAAAAAAATATTATCAGCGAAGTTTTCTTTACAAGATGCTGTTGATTTTTTACAAGAGAAAACAAATAGACGCTTATCAAAGCCCGGACTTAAAAAAATAATGGAAAAAAAATATGGTCCTAACTGTTGTAGCCAATATCCTGAAAAAAATAAAGGATGGATTTATATTGTAGAAAGCAGTTCTATTTCAGGATGGGTTAAAATTGGACAGACTACTAACCCTGAAAAAAGATTAGCTCAATACAATCAAAATACACCATTAAAAGATTATCAACTATTAGGATTATGTGAAGTAAAAAATAAAAATAAAGCTGAACAAGAGATTTTAAATATCTCTTCATTCTTTTCTGCAGAAGAAAAAGGAGAGTGGAAAAAACTAGATAAAAATTTTGCATTAAAAATTTTAAAAATTTATGAGAAAAAATATGAAACCTAAAAAAGAAGATAGAAAAAAGTTTGACATTGACTTAGAATATGGTACAATAAGAGAAGACAGAGTTGCAGAGATGTTGACTAAGAAAAAAGTTGAAGTCAAATCAGAA